ACTTCACATTCTACAATGGTTTCAAGGCACGCGAATTGGGGGCAAAGGGTATCCCCAATGATTTAGAACCACTGACCAAGTTGCATCCGGTACGGACAGCAAAGTTGGTCACCAATTGGGACGAAGCTTGTGACTGTGTTGCAAACGGCTACCCAGTTACACTCTGTAGTTCAATTGGTTATACCAACAAACGAGACAAAGCTGGTTTCTTGAGGCGCGGACGACCATGGATGCACGCCATGCTTCTGATTGCAATCGATAATCAATCGGAACGTAAAGGTGGTTGTATCCAAAATTCATGGGGACACAACTGGGTAAGCGGGCCAACGCGACACGAACAACCTGAAGGTTCATTTTGGGCCGATGCGAAAAACATCGAAATGGCACTCAAGCAAGGTGATAGCTTTGCTTTGAGTGGTTACGTTGGTTATCCTAGACAGGACATCGACGATTACAGGATTTGGTGACAATGTTCAAACGAACACTGCTACTGTTGACCCTTGGCTTGATCATAGGAGTCTACTATGGGCAAGAAACTCAAATTACTGGGCCTCTGGCGAGACCTGGTGAAATGGCTACGCACCTTGTTACTCGATATCAGCAAGGGCAAGAAAATCAAATGGGTACGCCGGATGGCCGAGATGACGGGACTGGCCAACAAGTACATGGACATCGAGGGGTATCCGAAGTTGGAGAAACCCACCGACCCTTTTTTGTCAGGGAAGAGGTCAAACCAGTAACCAACGAAATGTTCCTTTTCTGGGCTCCCTGGTGTACCAAGTGTACTACGATGAAAACCATCGCGGCGAGCCTGAAGAAAGCTGGATACAAGGTTACCTTAATCAATACGGATGAACACTCAGAGATGGTGAAGAAGTATAACGTGGCCCAAATTCCACAGACCATCATCTTTGAAGAAACAGAAACAACACCACGAGTCGTGAAACAGTTTGTTGGAACTATGGACAGCAAAACTCTGAAGAAATATCTCAAGAAGCCCACTGATGTACCACCGACTCCACCGACTCCACCCGATCCCGAGGAACCTGACTATGACATCTGGTAACATGACATTCAAAGTAGCTTTGCAAGAAGCTCGCCTACAGGCGAGTCGTAACAAGATGTTCCCACGGGCGCGTCTTCGGTTGCTTCAACGGGTCATTGATCAGCCCATGCGAGTTGACCCAGGTTCGGGTCGGATGATCAACGTACTTCTCAAAGTAGAGAAGTGGGTTCGGTTAGAACTCGAATTAACAGAAATTGACATTGATTGGCGAGCATGGGTTGATTGGATTGTGGAGAATCTCCCTGAGATTATTCGCTTCATTCTCATGTTGTTGGCCTTTCTCGATGACCCCACTGAAGGGTAAATCATGATTATTGCACTCCCAGAATATGATGGTACTGTACGTGTCGAGATCAAAGTTGCCGGTGAGGCTCCGGTAGTGGTAGAGGCGTTTGCCAACGAGATTCGGCAAATCGATGTAGTTCTGCCAGCCGGTACCGTGGAACTAATCGAATGCTACCCGTCCGTTGATGATCAACGTGCCGGTGAAGGCTGGGTCCTGAAAAACAGTGTTTGGGAACGCCCCAATCTGATGACACATTCAGTCGATGTTGACGTTACGACACCATAAACATCAAACTACCAACTAGCATTACCCGAGGAGGTAAACAAACATGAAACTCGATCTTCCAAGAACACAAAGTCTGGTACGAATTGAAGTCGAATTGGATGACAAACATACCCTCGAATGCAGTGCATTCGCTGCCGAAATTCGAGAGGTTGAAGTTGCGATCCCAGCCGGGGCCGTGGCGAATGTCATTCGATGTATCCCTATGTCTGACCAGGGGAAACCAACCGACACCGGTTGGGTCCGTCGTGATGACCAATGGATCAGTGCTGGCACAGTGGAGCCGGAACCGAAGCCGGAACCGAAGCCGGAACCGAAGCCGGAACCGAAGCCGGAACCGAAGCCATTGGAGTCATTGGAACCACTGGAGTCAATGGATCGGATGGAACCACTTTCCGCTGAAGTCGTGAAGCCCAAACCACTGTTCTCAGTGGCCCCAAAACCCGTTTCGCCTAAGAAGCTGGCTGAGGAGATCAAGGAAGAAGCCAAAAAGGGCAAGAAGAAATAACCCCGAACAAGAGATTGGCAAGAATGAACGCCAGTATCCAAACAACCGTCCAACTATTAAACGTGACCGTTGTGCGGCAGAGCGAGTCTTGGCCAGTCTCCCATACAATGCATGAACAAGCTCGCAGACGAATTTGCAGAATCGATCTCCTCCGGACTACGTAGTAAAACACTTACATCGTGCTCCAGGTGGGCTGAGTATCGAAGGATCATCCCCACCATAGAAGACCCTACGATTTCGCTGCCATTTTCGTTCAGGTTGCACCCTTGGTGCCGAGAGATTCATGACTCGCAGGCTACCTGGAATACTGCGATGAAGGCTGCCCAGATGGGGGTCACGGAAGTTGCCATCAACCGCGCATTTTACACCATTGATGTCCTGAAACGAGACGTACTGTATGTTCTTCCGACCGCCGTCACTGCGTCTGACTTTTCAAAAGCACGTTTTGGTGGCGCATTGGTTCTCAGCCCCTATCTCAAAGACATCTTTACTGATACCAACACAGTAGGGTTGAAACAAGCCGGAGGCACATGCCTCTACATCAGAGGATCGCGTGGAGACAGCAACCTAGTATCCATCCCCGTGTCTGAGCTAATCTTGGACGAAGTAGACAGGATGGATCAGAAGCAGATTTGGTTGGCACTGGAACGTTTAAGCGGAAAACTGGAGAAACATATCTGTGCAGTTTCAACTCCCACCGTACCCAAAAAGGGAGTTCACAAACTGTTCCTCGATAGCACACAAGAGGAATACAAATTCCAATGTCCTCGGTGCGGTAGATGGACGGAACTGATCTGGCCAGATTGTATGGAAATCCATGGTGAGTCTGTAAGGGACCCCGAGTGTTTGAATTCACGGCTAATTTGCAAAGAATGCAAGGGTCATTTGGTACAAGCAGAAAAACCTGAATGGTTAGCAGGTGCAAAATGGGTTCCAACAGTTCCGCACAACCCAGACAACCGTGGATTCCACATCAACCAGTTGTACTCGTTTACGGTGAAACCGAGCGACATGGTTATCGCTCATTTTCGAGGTTTGGGGGACGAATCGGCTGGAGTCGAATTTAACAACTCGAAATTGGGGCTGCCGTATGTCCCATCCGGCGGACAAGTCGATGATGAGATGATCGCCAATTGTATTTGTGGCCACACCAAAAGCGACCCAAGACCAACTAATTCGGCACGACTGATTACCATGGGGTTGGATCAAGGAAAATGGAACTACGTTGAGATCACGGAATGGTTTTTTGAGGAATGGGGAAGAGACCTGAATGTTGCTGCGGTGGCAAAAGTTCTATGGGAAGGAACATTCACCGAAGACGAATGGCACATTGCAGATCAACTGATGCGAGAATGGCAAATTCTACATTGTGTCGTAGACGCCGACCCACAAATCAATGAAGTACGACGCTTTGCACGACGCTTCCCAGGATTTGTTACACTTTGCCGTTATCGACGCGGAATCACAGGGAAGGAAATTTCAATCCAAGATGATGAAACTGATGCCCCAATTGCTACTGTGGATCGTACAAATTGGATAGACGCCGCATTAGGTCGTTTTCATGTCCCTGGACGTATTCTCTTGCCACGCGATACATCCGAACAATACAAAGACCAAATCATGTCCCCAGCGCGAACGTATGAAAAAGACGAGCTTGGAAACGCGAAGGCAATCTACACGGAAACAGGCCCGGACCACTTTGCCCACGCTCGGACATATTGTGAAATTGCTCTACCATTTGCGGCATCCCGTACAACTCATGAAGACATTAGCAAGTTTCTCTAAAACAGGGTGGCAGAAATACTTGCAACGACGCGACGATATTTCCAGATTGGAACCCATAATGGAACGACCACGACGAAGGATACGAGAACGGCGACGACAACAGTTTCGTCAATTGATTCTTCGCTGGTACCGCAAATCGCCCAAGCAGGATGACTGATTATGCCAGAGACACCACTCACAAAGATTGTCAACACTAGACACCCCCTCTACCTGAAAGATCAGGACCAGTGGGACCTCTGGCGGATGACATATGATGGCGGCCAACGGTACGTTGATCGGTATCTACAGCAATTTACCCGTCGTGAAGATGCCAATGACTTTAACATGCGGAAGTCCATTACACCTACACCGTTGTTTGCAAAAGCTGCAATCAACGATATTCGGAATGCGATTTTTCAGCGTATGCGTGACATCGTGCGTCGTGGTGGTTCAGAGAATTATCACAGAGCAATCGAGGGTCAAAACGGTGGTGTGGATCGTCGTGGGGCCAGCATGAGTTCGTTTATTGGTGTGCATTTGCTAACAGAGTTGTTGACGATGGGGAAAGTTGGCGTCTACACAGACATGCCAGCATTGCACGGGGACACCTTGGCTACAGTCGGAGACGCACGCCCGTACCTGTATATGTACCGTGTTGAAGATATCCTGTCCTGGTCATGTACGCTCCCAGAAGAACCGAATCAATTTCAAGCCATCCTGCTGCGTGACCATGGTGTCAGCTATAATACCAGTCGCTTTGGTATCAATCTTCCCGGCGGTTCCTTCGAGCGATATCGGCTGATTTGGATTGATGAGGAAACCAAGACGGTCAACATTCAATTCTACAACCAACAGGCAAAACCGATCAATGCAGTTGGGGTCGAGCAACCCACAGAAGAGCCCATACATACAGAACTCACAAAGATTCCATTCGTGTTACTCGATATTGGTGATAGTCTGCTCAAGGATGTGTCTAAGCACCAAGTAGCGCTCCTAAACCTGCAATCCAGTGATGTCAACTATGCTCTATTAGCCAACTTCCCGTTCTATATCGAACAACGTGACTTACGGGGCGCAGGTGATCATCTGAAATCACCAAAGTCAGCCGATGGTACAGCTACCAAGGGCGGCCAACCGGGATCAGACGAAGCCATCAAGGTAGGTGTTACACAGGGTCGAGCTTATGACCTCAAAGCCGAACCTCCAGGTTTCATTCATCCATCGTCAGAGCCCCTCAAAGCCTCAGTCGAGTTGCAAGAGAAACTCGAAGATGATATCCGGAAGCTCGTGAATCTGGCAGTATCAAACAGGGTTGGTAAACGAGTGTCGGCTGAGTCCAAGAAGATGGACAACCAAGGTTTAGAAGCCGGACTCTCATTTATCGGGCTGGTTCTTGAAGCTGCGGAGCGTCAAATTGCTGAACACTGGGCCGCTTACGAAGACAAAATAGAATCCAAGCGAACAATTGCGACGGTCAAGTACCCAGATCGGTATAGCTTGAAGTCGGACAAGGATCGGATCGAAGAATCTGAGAAACTTGTGGCACTGATGGCCACAGTACCGGGCCGCACAGTCAAGAAAGAGATGGCCAAGCTCATTGCTGGTAAGCTTCTCGGAGGTAGTCGTACCGTT